ACCACTGCCAGCAGTAATACATCATTAGGATATGCATCACTCACTGCCAACGTCAGTGGCGATCAAAACACTGCGGTAGGAGCCAATGCACTCGGCGCAACTCTTGGTGCTAAGAACATAGGCCTAGGCTACAATTCTGGCAGTGCTCTAACAAGTGGTAACGCCAACGTGATATTAGGCTCGGCCACGGGCAGCACTATCACGGGTACTGACAACAATATTCTTTTGTCTGATGGTGACGGCAATATAAGACAAACTTTTAACAATGCCGGCGTAGCCACATTCAATGCAGCAGTCACAGTGACCGGCACAGTCACTGCTAATGATGCAACACAAGTCAATCATCTTTTGACTTATAGACAAGCTAATAACTTATCTTTGGTATACATGTTGTTTGGAATAGGCGGGAGTCTCGTGCAATAATTATATTTCACGCATGATTTCGATGATCGTCTGGATTTTCAATTGAGTATTTTTGTTTCTAATACTTTGTTCTAATCCCTGATGTGTGGGTTTAGGTAAATGATTGATATTAAACCATCCCCATCCTGAATGCTCATCACTTAATTTTACAAAAAATTCACTGTCTATGATGCAAAAATAAGTGTTGAACATAAACACTTGATCGTTGCTGACAAATTTTTCCAGAGGAATTATTTTAATAAAATCGGGCAAACCGCCAATTTCTTCTTGAAGTTCTCTTTGTAACCCTTGAAATGCTGTTTCACCTTCTACAACAGTGCCGCCTGGCAATACCCAACGCCCAGCATGTTTGCCTTCTGTTTTTTGTAATAATAAAATTCTAGATGAATCTTTGGCACAAATTATTGCACCGCTGCATTCTATACGTTCTTTCAGATTTCTAATCTCCATGTACCGGCCCTATATTCTCCTTCAAAGGATTTGACCCATGATAGACCATCCCATTTGTATTGTACTCCAGTGTATATATTTGTTTGATAGATCAATTGGTCTTGACTCTGACTAGCATCAAATATTACAATCCATTTGATTCCGTTGTATTCTATAATGTCATTTTCTTCTATCACTGGATCGCTGAGATCTGTGCCTTTCCACGCCGCAGGACCATCATATGCCCAAGTATACGGGGTTTCGCCTACAGACCCATCCACGTTGTCACTGGTATTGATACTTTCAATGACCAAGTATCTAGCACCTATGGTGGCGGCAGCAAGGCCATGTCCGGGGCCTACTCTTGTGGGATCTATGATAGCATCAAACGTTCCGGGACTACCGGGTCTGTTGACTGCACTTAACACAGTATTGGTTGGAAATGAATCTACATCATAATTCACTGTGATGTAATTTTCATCAAGTGGATTGAGACTAAAAGTGCCTACGACTTCTGTAAAGTTACTTTGTTTGAGATAAATTTTACTATATCCTGCTTTGTACTTTCCAGGATAATTGTCTAGAATTTTTCTCCAGTTGATTTCAGGACCCATTTTGATAGGAATCTCAATGCTGTCGTTAGTGGCCGTGACATGTTCATACTTGTCTAGAATTTGAGCCTGTCCGTTGACAACTAATATGCCAAATCCTCCAAGACTGGTTCTTGACACATTGATAATATTACCACCAGAAGAAAGATTACCACTATTAGCAGATTGATTACTGCCTTGAGGAAATAATTCATTGCCAAAATCTAATTGAGGATCCTGCAATGATGGATTTTCTACACCCTGTGTAATACTAGCGATAATGTTGGTCACTATGCCCAACTGTTTGACCTTGACTGGAGGGCTGATGTATATTGGTGCTTCTAAGGTCAGCGTAGCAATGTCAATATTTGATGCAGTGCCTACTGGAATACTTCTATTGCTGAATGTCAACTGTGTGAGATCCACAGTGCTTAGACTGGTCCAGTCAATATAGTTGTCAGTAGTTTGAATATCCAAACTGGGATTAAACAACACCAGTATCTGTTCTAGAATTTGCAATTTTTGATCAGTACTGCTGCTCCAAATATCCACTTTGAAACTGGCCTTGTAAGGCGTTGGCATCAGTCTTTCCACAGTGTACTGATGACCTTGACTGCTGGTATATTCTCCTGTGTTCGAATCGTATTCACGTTCTCTAATGTGTAATTTTCCCACATAACTTGAATCAGACAATCTTGAACGATCTAGTTGCAGGTCATTTAGATACACTGCCATACGTGGCGCTGCAGCCAGTTTGTTCTCACTGTTATCACCTAATAGGCTGGCAATTTGTCGATCAGTATCACCGTACAGCACTGGCACTCTAACCAATGTTCCGTCACCGTACTTTACACTGAAGTTGCTGAGCAGTCTAATAATTTGTGTGATATATCTTCTAATCTGTCCGTCATAAAAATGCAACATTATAAATCTGCCTTAGGTTTAAGTGCTTTGGATAAACTAGAACGTTGATCGGCTGCGGTGGAATACAACGTCCATTCGATTCGCTGTCCCACAGCGATAGGTTCAAATATCTTTATAGATATAAATCCTGATTGATTTTGTATAACCACACTGTCTTGCGGAACTATGTTACGATCAAGAATAATTTTAGCCCCATATGCACTGTTGAAAGCAGTTCGTGTGGTAATTACACCAGTGGTTCTGTTAAATGCACTGGTTTGGTCAGTAAGAACAAATGTATTAGTAACACCTACTGTAAATATGTCGCTAGCGAGTTTGTCAAAAAACGCCTTGTCGGTATTGTTGATAAAACTGGTTTTCTGAGTCTGACGAGTGTCGGTATTGGTCAGTGTATGACGTTGCATGTCTTCGTATTTGACCCATCTGCTACCAGTAAATCTAAACAGTCGATTTGGTAAGAAATCCGTACGAAGGAAAAAATCACCTTCAAATGGGTTGGCTTGGAAACTGATACCGTGACCAAAATTTACCCCGTTAGGAGCAACCCCGTCTTCGACCATGTAACCACTGTAGCCTTCTCTATCAGGACGTTCTGCAATTCGACTGGTATCCAGATTGGTCATAGACGCATCTAAGTTGGATTCATCTATAGTTTGTAATCGTGGATTACCATTGTCATCCACGGCCAAGGTGTAGAATTGTCTAGTTTCAAATCCGCTTTTAGGAGCATCAGATTCTGCTTGTGCAATCACTGCATCGTTGATTTCTAAATCTTTTGCTTTGGTGCTTAATATGTCTTGCAGGGTATTACCAGAATACACAGCCCATGCAGTGGCATTGGGCGGTGTCAGCACAGTGCCGTTGGGACTGTTAAACCCAGATTTCACTTGATACAATACACCATCTAATCTCACAATTTGCCCGGTGAAATATTCTGTAGCGTTGACATGATCACCTGCAAATTTATCATAGTCTTCACCTACAGGTTTGGTCAACACATCAGCAAATTGCTGACTGTCAATTATTTTCTTTATTTTTAATCTGTAGAGATGAGGGTACCAAGTTTGACTAAACCCTTCGCTAGCACGACCAACATCGTCTATAGCATAATATCTTGGTAGACTAACATCAAACCCGTTGAGAGCAAATTCGTCTTTCAAATGCGGCAATTCAACAACGTCACCACTGAGAGGTTTACGGCCAACAATTTTAATCCAGTCATTGATATGTACCACCAACATGATTAGGTCGGTATCAATGAATATGCCAAACTGACTGAGATTAAAATCAATGTTTTGTACTTGATAATGTCCACGACACCTATAAATGTCCGGATCATATTTGCGATCTCGATTTTCTAACAACAACAAATCTTGTATATTTGTTGGAGATAGGTTGTCATACTGCGGTTGATCAGCAGTAGCATTGGCATCTGTGGGATTTTTAGGCCCTAGATATTTGTGAATATACAAGTCAGTACCGCCAATCTGAAACATTTCAGAAACTTGTCGATCAATGAATTTGTAGTCGTTGCCTTTTTCGGGCCGATATAAACTGAGTCTTGGCATAATACATATTTAGCGGGCATAAATATAGTTGGAGAATCAAATGTCTGAAAATAGCAACTTAGAAGAACGTCAAAAAGTCTATGATTACATACGAGCCATGTTGGGTGAAGGCATGGTCGATGTTGAACTTGATCCAATACATTATGAAACTGCTGTTGATCGTGCGCTGACACGCTTTAGACAACGCAGCCCTAATGCAGTTGAAGAAAGTTACAGTTTTTTAGAATTTGTCATTGAACAAAATGAATACAGACTGCCCGACGAAATTATCGAAGTAAGACAGTTGTTTAGACGCAGTATTGGCAGCAGATCTGGATCAGGAAGTGGCGGCACACTGTTTGAACCCTTTAACATGGCCTACACCAACACATACTTGCTCAGTGGTAATATGTTGGGTGGCCTACTAACATACGAACTTTTTGCACAATATCAAGAACTGGTAGGACGTATGTTCGGTAGTTTTATCGAATATCATTACAATCCCAACACCCACATATTACGTGTGTTGCAACGTCCTTTTGCATCAGGTGAAATAATCTTAATGCGAACTTATAACTATCGTCCAGACTGGGCATTGCTGACAGACTTGTATGCCAA